AATTTATGAATTGCTTAAACAGATTTGACACTAATGCTGATTATGTTATTTGTCATGAGAATGTTCTCTATCTGCGAGAAAGAGAAGTTCTCAATTTGATAAACAATTTGGGACAGAATCTAACCAAGTTTAACTTCAAGGCAGTGGATTTTGTGAGTATAGCAGGAGTACCCGGTTGTGGAAAAACCTACGAAATTAAAAACAGAGTCGCCGATCTGAAGATGAAAGGCAAATCATTCTTAGTGCTTACGGCAACGGCAGCCAATGCAAAGGAATATCAATCGGAACAGTTCAGTAAGATGCGAAAATTTAGAACGTACGATTCCTACTTCATGCTAAACGAAGAATTGAAGGCAGATTATCTATTTTGCGATGAGAGTTTCATGGTACACTTCGCCGAAATACTCATTGCAGTGGTGAAATCTGGTTGTAAAAAGGTTTACATGATGGGTGATCCTTCCCAGATACCATTTGTCTCGCGTGTTATAAGTTTTGATTTACGTTTGCAAAAGTATGTCAGTGAGAATGTGGAATTTCGTAATGTTACTTATCGTGTGCCTGAAGTGCATTTGAACTTGCTACGCCCATTCTACCCTGAGATTACCAGCACTAATGATCGTAATGCTGGTCCTGTGAATGTGGAACTATTGAAATCGACAGAACCTGTCATCAGAGGATATGATGTATTAATTTGTTTCACTCAATACGAAAAATTGGTTCTGCTGGAAGCGAATCCAAATGAATTGGTGCACACAATCCATGAAGTGCAGGGAAATACCTATGACAAAGTGTGCATTGTTAGAGTTGTCAAGCATGAGAACCAAATTTATGACAGTTTATCTCACATAATTGTGGCGATAAGTCGACACAGATTCAAGCTTGATTATTTCACCGTCAACAATAAAGACAAACTTTCCCAACTGATCGACAACCCTAATAAATTCAATCGTAATACAAAACAATTCGTAGATTTATCTGTGGTGCCAGCATGTGAATACGTAAATTGGGTCTATTCTGATTCATATATCGAAGACCGAAAATTGGACGATAAAAAGTATTCAGCAACAATCAGAAATGTGGTCGACAGTAAGCAATGCGACGAAGTGTTGACTATAGCAAGAGAATACAATTCTTTCGATTTTAATGAAGATGCTATCTACAATGTATCCGTGGAGGATGTTCAAATATTCTTAGATGCATTTTATGAACACAACGACGAAGATAGAAGATTGATAATGTTGGAACAAGCATTATTGCAAATACCGTCGGCCGTCTCCATCGACATGGTGAAATTCGTCGAAGCAGATGCTAAGCCTAGACGCTCTCTGCGAATGAAACCCGTATTAATGACGCCACAACCGCCTTTATCTCGCGGTGAGTTGGGCACCTTGTTAGAAGCTCTGAAGACAAGGAATATAAATCCGCCGCTGCTTTATCTCGCTCGTGCCCGTGAGTTAATTGATGATGTCGTTGATAAGTTCTTTGAAGTATTTATTGACCCAATAAAATTCAGAGCCACTAAATATGATCGGAACTACGATAACGGTGTGTGGTTGAAGAGTTGGCTTGCAGGACGTACGTCGGATCAAATTTCTTTGATAAACCAAGTGGATCCCTCATTCGTCAGAGGTGACGTTTACGATTCCATAATTAAACCTACTGCTAAGGCCAAATACGACAATACGCACAACTATAAATTGGCCGCTCCGCAAGTGGTTACTGCTCATAACCCGTATATCACCTTCTTATTTAGCGGTATAGCGAAATGCTTTTCTTATCAGTTAAAGATGGTGATGAAGAGCAATTGGATAGTGAACGATGGACTTAACGCGGAAAATCTCAGCGGACGATTTAATAATATTATGTTAAATCATACCAAAGTAAGATTTTTGGAAGTAGATTTCTCTAAGTATGATAAGAGTCAGGAGCTGTTCTGTCTCAAGTTATTTCTGGAAATACTACGCCGATTTGACGTGCCTGAAAAATATCTTGTAGACTGGGAACGTTACCACATCTCAAACGTAATCAAGTTTAAGCGCGAGGGAGTTAAAACAAAGGTTGAGTATCAGCGAAGAAGTGGAGACGTTTTCACGTTCATCGGTAACACGTTGGTTGCCATGTGCTGCATCGTCTGGAGCTACAAGGATATTATATCTCAGGCAGCCGGAGGTGTTTTTGGCGGAGATGACAGTCTAGTAGTTTTTCCCGAAAAAGTTTCCATTCCTGATAACACACAAACAATTTCGGACATCTTCAATCTCGTGGCAAAAATTGAGCACTTCCCTCATTCACCCGTTTTTAGTTCTAGGTTTCTGATAAACTTGGAAGGACGGTGGATGTTTATCCCTGACCCTCTGAAGTGTATAGTGAAACTGGGACGTGATGATCTCTTTAACTTCGAACACGTCCGGTACTACTATATTTCGTTCTGCGATAATTTCAAGGCTTACCGTGATAGTAGAGTTGTGGATATTGTTTCTCATGTGGTTGCTTTGAGATACAAGGACATCTTTGGTGACAAGGATTGTTCTGTGCTATGTAAATTTATCAATTGTCTGTTGTATGATTCTCAACTCTTCGAATCCTTATTCATCCCTACCGAGTTAGCCAACGATAACATGCAACCAAATAAATTGAGATCAATTCTAAAATCTTTGAAATTGATCTGATTCCCTAGATGATTCATCTGGGAAATTGACTACGAAAGTGGTTAAGGCTTTTGTCAATATGCCATCTGACCACATTAATAGCTATTAATGTGGTCAGATGGCATATTGACAAAAGCCTTAACCACTTTCGTAGTCAATTTCCCAGATGAATCATCTAGGGAATCAGATCAATTTCAAAGATTTTAGAATTGATCTCAATTTATTTGGTTGCATGTTATCGTTGGCTAACTCGGTAGGGATGAATAAGGATTCGAAGAGTTGAGAATCATACAACAGACAATTGATAAATTTACATAGCACAGAACAATCCTTGTCACCAAAGATGTCCTTGTATCTCAAAGCAACCACATGAGAAACAATATCCACAACTCTACTATCACGGTAAGCCTTGAAATTATCGCAGAACGAAATATAGTAGTACCGGACGTGTTCGAAGTTAAAGAGATCATCACGTCCCAGTTTCACTATACACTTCAGAGGGTCAGGGATAAACATCCACCGTCCTTCCAAGTTTATCAGAAACCTAGAACTAAAAACGGGTGAATGAGGGAAGTGCTCAATTTTTGCCACGAGATTGAAGATGTCCGAAATTGTTTGTGTGTTATCAGGAATGGAAACTTTTTCGGGAAAAACTACTAGACTGTCATCTCCGCCAAAAACACCTCCGGCTGCCTGAGATATAATATCCTTGTAGCTCCAGACGATGCAGCACATGGCAACCAACGTGTTACCGATGAACGTGAAAACGTCTCCACTTCTTCGCTGATACTCAACCTTTGTTTTAACTCCCTCGCGCTTAAACTTGATTACGTTTGAGATGTGGTAACGTTCCCAGTCTACAAGATATTTTTCAGGCACGTCAAATCGGCGTAGTATTTCCAGAAATAACTTGAGACAGAACAGCTCCTGACTCTTATCATACTTAGAGAAATCTACTTCCAAAAATCTTACTTTGGTATGATTTAACATAATATTATTAAATCGTCCGCTGAGATTTTCCGCGTTAAGTCCATCGTTCACTATCCAATTGCTCTTCATCACCATCTTTAACTGATAAGAAAAGCATTTCGCTATACCGCTAAATAAGAAGGTGATATACGGGTTATGAGCAGTAACCACTTGCGGAGCGGCCAATTTATAGTTGTGCGTATTGTCGTATTTGGCCTTAGCAGTAGGTTTAATTATGGAATCGTAAACGTCACCTCTGACGAATGAGGGATCCACTTGGTTTATCAAAGAAATTTGATCCGACGTACGTCCTGCAAGCCAACTCTTCAACCACACACCGTTATCGTAGTTCCGATCATATTTAGTGGCTCTGAATTTTATTGGGTCAATAAATACTTCAAAGAACTTATCAACGACATCATCAATTAACTCACGGGCACGAGCGAGATAAAGCAGCGGCGGATTTATATTCCTTGTCTTCAGAGCTTCTAACAAGGTGCCCAACTCACCGCGAGATAAAGGCGGTTGTGGCGTCATTAATACGGGTTTCATTCGCAGAGAGCGTCTAGGCTTAGCATCTGCTTCGACGAATTTCACCATGTCGATGGAGACGGCCGACGGTATTTGCAATAATGCTTGTTCCAACATTATCAATCTTCTATCTTCGTCGTTGTGTTCATAAAATGCATCTAAGAATATTTGAACATCCTCCACGGATACATTGTAGATAGCATCTTCATTAAAATCGAAAGAATTGTATTCTCTTGCTATAGTCAACACTTCGTCGCATTGCTTACTGTCGACCACATTTCTGATTGTTGCTGAATACTTTTTATCGTCCAATTTTCGGTCTTCGATATATGAATCAGAATAGACCCAATTTACGTATTCACATGCTGGCACCACAGATAAATCTACGAATTGTTTTGTATTACGATTGAATTTATTAGGGTTGTCGATCAGTTGGGAAAGTTTGTCTTTATTGTTGACGGTGAAATAATCAAGCTTGAATCTGTGTCGACTTATCGCCACAATTATGTGAGATAAACTGTCATAAATTTGGTTCTCATGCTTGACAACTCTAACAATGCACACTTTGTCATAGGTATTTCCCTGCACTTCATGGATTGTGTGCACCAATTCATTTGGATTCGCTTCCAGCAGAACCAATTTTTCGTATTGAGTGAAACAAATTAATACATCATATCCTCTGATGACAGGTTCTGTCGATTTCAATAGTTCCACATTCACAGGACCAGCATTACGATCATTAGTGCTGGTAATCTCAGGGTAGAATGGGCGTAGCAAGTTCAAATGCACTTCAGGCACACGATAAGTAACATTACGAAATTCCACATTCTCACTGACATACTTTTGCAAACGTAAATCAAAACTTATAACACGCGAGACAAATGGTATCTGGGAAGGATCACCCATCATGTAAACCTTTTTACAACCAGATTTCACCACTGCAATGAGTATTTCGGCGAAGTGTACCATGAAACTCTCATCGCAAAATAGATAATCTGCCTTCAATTCTTCGTTTAGCATGAAGTAGGAATCGTACGTTCTAAATTTTCGCATCTTACTGAACTGTTCCGATTGATATTCCTTTGCATTGGCTGCCGTTGCCGTAAGCACTAAGAATGATTTGCCTTTCATCTTCAGATCGGCGACTCTGTTTTTAATTTCGTAGGTTTTTCCACAACCGGGTACTCCTGCTATACTCACAAAATCCACTGCCTTGAAGTTAAACTTGGTTAGATTCTGTCCCAAATTGTTTATCAAATTGAGAACTTCTCTTTCTCGCAGATAGAGAACATTCTCATGACAAATAACATAATCAGCATTAGTGTCAAATCTGTTTAAGCAATTCATAAATT